CGTGATTTCGGCGAAGCCGGTCGCCGGCAGGTTCACATCCATGCTCGACAGACGGCAGCCGGTGAACACTTCGGACTGGCCGATGTCGCTGAACCAGTGTTCGATGCGGTACGAGTCGTTGACCTGGCCGCTGGTCGGCGCGATCACCTTCTTGCCCTGCACGGTCAGCACGACGGAACCCGTCTCACCCACCTTGGTCGGGAACGCGTCGGCATTCGCCACGCCGGGATTCTTGTCCAGCAGAACGCCGGTCAGGGTCAGGCCGTCCGCGCTGATCGCGTTGACCCAAAAGTTGCGGTTGTTCAGCGCGGTGGCGGTCGTGGTCCAGCCGGTCATGCGCAGGACGTCGCCGATACGGATGCCGTCGGTGATGAACGAGCCGGCGCCGCGCGTGATGGTGCCGGCCGTGGAACTGGCCGAGCCGGTTTGCGCCGCGCCCAGGCCGGTGATGCCGGCGGCGGCGGCGGTGGCGGCCCAGTTGCCGGCGCCCTGGCGCGTGATGGTCGCCATGAAATCGGCGTGCGTGCCCGGCGACAGTTCGTCGGCGATGTTGCCGTCGACCGAACGCAGGCCGTGGCGGAAGTTCTGCACCTGCATCGAGGTGTTGATTTCCTTGGACTGGAACGTCGCCTTTTTCAGGTCCAGGGTCGACTGCGTGCGGCGCAGGGCCACGACGCCCGTGCTGGTCGATGCCGGCGCGGTGTTGATCGACGGTTCTTTCTTGTAGCGTAGCTGCTTGGCAATGCCGGTAGCGATAGTCATGGTCGTACTCCTCGTGAAACGTTAAGAACCCGCGCCCGTGTACACATCGGCGCACCAGTGCGCGCGTACTGGAACGCAGTAGCGATCACCCTCGATCAAGGCGGGGGCGATCATGGCGGTGTCCAGGATCAGCACATGGCCGTCGCCGGCCGCGAGAGTCAGCCCCCGCGTGAATGCGCTGCGTACCTGGGCGGCACGCTCCAGGGCCGCGCCCTCGCCCGCATCGAGCGGGTAGCACAGCACGGCCTGAAACATGCCTTTTTCGCGATAAAACGGGCCGTAAATCCTGTTGTCCGGTGGGCCGTAGATCACGCTCATGCGCACGTACGGCTGGCCGGCGCGCGGCGTGAAAGGCTTGTTCGGGTACGCCACATCGACGGCCGGCTGGATGCCCTTGCAGCGCGCGTACAGCGCGGCGGCGATGTCCAGCGGGCTCATTGCGCGGCCTCCGCGACGCTGCGTACGAAGCGCCCGCCGAACTGCAACACGGTCACGCCCACGACGCCGGCCGGCGCCTGGTCCGACCATCCGTGTTCGATCCGGCGCGCGTACGGCAGGTTGTTCGTGAAGACGTGCAAGCCGGGATCGGCCTGCATGACGTGCGCGCGCAGCTTCGCTTTCGTCTCGGCCCCGCTCGGATCGAGCACGTCGAGCACGCCGAACGGCGCGACGTTCACGCCGTGCTGCCAGTTCGCGCGAAAGCGCCCCGTGTCGACCGGGCTGTTGTCGACCAGGGCCTCTCCCAGCTGGGCCGTCGTCTCGATGGCGGCCTGGCGCACGCGCACGCCCAGACGCGTCGTGTTCTTTTGCAGGCGCTCGGCCCACAGCGTGGCGTTGGACGACAGGCCCATTACGCGGCCTCCGCAGTGAGCGTGTGGACGACGGCGTAGTCGCCGGCCATCAGCGTTTGCACGCTTTTCACCAGCCAGGCGCCGGACGCATCGCTGACGATGTCTCCCATCTTCGGGGTCGGCACGTCCAGCGCCGCGACCATGAGCACGCGCATGACCTTGACGGTGACGTCCGGTCCCATCGTCAGGCGAATGTCGCGCATGATGGCGCGCACGGGAACCGGCGCGGCCGTGCCACCGGCAACCGTGAGCGTGGCCTCGTCGAACGTGCCATCGGCCGCCCCGGCGTACTGCACCAGCGTGCCCTTGGCGGCGATCATGGCGCGCGCCTTGGCCGGCTTGTCGGCGCCGAAGTTCACGACCGCCCCAGCTTCATCATCGCGCCCGTCGTCGCCAGCAGCGGCGACAGCAGCGCGTCGACCTGGGCGTAACGCACCTGTTGCGGGCTGTGCGTGTCGTAGGTCGTGGAAATCGGGCCGATGGTTTCGGACACGACGCCGCGCGTCAAGTCCTGCATCAGCGGCGTGTCGCCGGCCGTCATCTGGCGCGTGGCCAGTTCGATCTGCGCGGCTTTCACCTGGCCCGGAACGATGTCGAATTTCACGAGCGCGCCATACGGCAAATCGTCCAGCATGACGCCTTGTCTCGGCCAGTCGAGGGCCTGCGTGTCGGAGCGCCTGAAACCCTTCCAGCGGCCCCGGTAGGCGGCCTGCATGTAGTCGGTGGCGCGCACCAGCAGCGCGGCCTTGGCGGTGTCATCGAGCGCGGCCCAGGCGGCGGGCACGCCGCGCGAGGCCAGGTAGGCGTCGGCCTCAAGCACGGTCACGTAGCTGTCCGCGTCGGGTACGCCGGTTCCGTTCTCAACGATCATGATCCGCTCCGTTCGCTACCGTTCCGTTTGTATTCGGTTGGACCGAAACGGATTGTGTCCGCTCCGGTCCATTTTGTTGCGTATGATTCCTTTTGAAACGGTATCAAATGGAATCATTTCGACCGGAATCAACCGGCCAGGCGGGTGCCCAGTTCAGGGCGCACGACGGCGCCGCCGTACAGGATGTCGAACGCAAAACGCGTGCGCTGGTACTCGCGCGTGATTTGCAGGCGCAGGCCCAGGCCCGACACCGGGTCGGTCGCGGCCTGGCTGATGACAGCCGGGTGCGACACTTCCAGCAGCGGACGGGTCGCGAACGCGATCGCATCTCTGTGAAACGCTAAGTTCACGACGTGCGACGCAGCCAGGGTGACGACTTCGCCGCCTGCGGTCGACGCTTTCAGCGCCGGGTAGATCGACACGCTCGTGTTGCCCACGCCCAGGGTGACATCGGCCGTCACGCCGTACTGGTTGCCGGCGATGGTGATGATGTCGCCCTTGACCAGGGGCGACGCGTTGGTCGCCTTGGCCAGCGACACGGTACGCGAGCCGGCCGCGTTCACGCCGTTCACGGTCAGCGCGCCGGCCGACAGCGGGGTCGAAACGTGGGTAGCAACCTGCTGGTCCGAGTACCAGTCGAAACCGATCTTGCGGCCGATGACGCCTTCAACCTGCGTGGTCGTCGTGCCCGAGGTGTTCGCCTGCTGGAACAGCGGCAGGACGATGGCCTGGCCTTCGGCGTCCAGGTCCAGCACCAGGCGGCGGTCGCCGGTCGGGGCCAGCTGCTTGTTCAGCGTCTTGCGCGCGTCCGACAGCACCTTCGTGTCGCTGGCGAACGGGGTCGTGCCCGGCGTGCCCACCATCGAGTAGAACGATTTGTACTGGCCCATGATGAACGCGTTGACTTGGTTCGCGATGGCCTTGATCGCTTCCGATGCCTGCATCGGGATGGTGCCGGCGACGGCTTGCATGACGTCGTTGTCGGTCAGGTAGAACGGCGCTTCGTACCACTGGTCCAGCGTGATCGGCACGCTGGTCGGCGCCACGTCGGCGGTCGACGGCGGAGTCGGACCCGGCACGACGGCCACGGCGTTGATTGCCGACGGAATCGGCACGTTGATGACCTGATTGCGTTCCTGGGCGGTGCCCTGGAAATCCGAGTTCACCAGACGCGGCATGACGTTGTATCCGCGCAGGGCCATCAGACCTTGAGCGAGAACGATGGGTGCGACTTTCGAGAGATCATTAGCCATGATTGGCTCCTTCGCGGTTGGACGGCAGTTCTACAACTTTTTTAGTTGTCGTATTCTGCCAAATTAATTAAGCCAGCTGGATATTGCCGCCGGCACCCTTGGCGATTTCCGCCAGGTTGGCGCCGAAAGCGGCCTTGTCGCCGGCATTGATGACGGTTTTACCGGCCGCACCGGCACCACCGGCCGCGCCGCCGCCACCGTTCACCGGGGCCTTGACGTAGTGCTTGCCGTCGTCGCTGGCGGCCCAGGCGCCGACGAATTCAGCCAGCGCCTTGTCGCCGACCTTCGCCACGCGCGTGCCGCCATCGGCCACGATCTGCACTTGCGGTTTCAACATGGCTTTCACGGCCGGCAGGAAGTGCGCTTCGACGCCGGCTTTCACCAGTGCCTCGCCCAGGCCGTTGTCGACCAGCAGTTGCGACGTGAAACCGGCCTCGGCGTCGTACTGCTTTTGCAGCGCGTCCAGCTTGGTTTGCGCGTCCTTCTGTGCCTTCGTCAGCCCCTTGTTGGCGGCATCGATCTGGCTTTTCAGGGCGGCGATTTCTTCCTCCAGCTCGACCTGCTTGGCCGGGTCCAGCTGCGCGCCCTTGCGGGCCTCGGCCAGTTGCGCCATCAGCTTCTTGTTGTTCGCGGCCAGGGCCGTCGACGCGCTCGCGGCTTTCGCTT